AGCTTAACATATAAGTCTGTTTTAGGATTACCACCAATACCTTTAGGTGTAGGAGGAGATGATAATTCAGTAATATGATATTCTTTTCCTCTGTGTTCAAATTCCCAATTACCACCAGAACCATTTATAAACACATTAGCAATTTGACCTTCATGGCCATGACCACCTTTAAATGGCTTCCATACATCTGGATTTATTTTATCTTCTAAATCTACTTGAATGTAATCAACCTTTTTACCTGATGGTTTAAGTATAGAATTTAAAGGAAGTCTATACTCTTTACCTTTATAGTTAATTTTTGTTGTATATGATTTCCCGCTGAGTTCTAAGTCTTTTTCTTCACGGTCTAAAATCTTAAATTTTTGTCCTTTTTTAAGTATTGCGCCTGTGGCTACTCCTGACATATCTAATAGTTTTGCATCTTTATCAGATTCATAATCTTGGCTTGGGTCTGCAGACATTTGAACGTATTTATAAAATGCACCTGTTGGTTGCGCATAATTAACAGTTCTTCCAGCTAGGTTAGCTTCGTAAATGTAGTTTTTTAAGGATTTAAATCGTTTCATAAATCTATTTATAAGATTCTATGAGTCAGTTTCGATGTAAAATGGATTAGGTACAATGTTACCATTAGTTCTTATACTAATGATTTTTTCTTCATGTAATTTTTTGATTGTTCTTTCAGCACCTTCACGAACTCCAAGTTGCCAGGATTGATATGCGCACAAAGATATACATATTCCTACTAAAAGATATTCCATTAGAATATTTTTTGTAGATGCGTGGCGTAGCCTTTGTCTCTCATTCCAACTTGGAATGTAATAGCATCAGTCATTTTTTCAAATGAATATTCTGCTACTAACTTATCGCTTTCGTCGTATGCATATACCTTATACATATTTACCTTGGGTAGTTGAATATTGTTTCCAATACTTATTGCCGTGAATTGTCCATTCTTGTGCAATATATACATCAAGTCGCTCAGCATGTCTAAGTGGTAAAGATTGGTCATAGGCCCTAGGATGCCTGCCATCAGCAATAGCATGCTTGGTACGAGCTCCTCTCGGCTTAACGCGTACAATATTTCTCGTATACGGACTCCCAGGCTCTGCTGATTGTTTTGTTTTCTTGTTTATCATTTTAATGATATTACGAATTGATTGTAGTTCTAACATATCTCCAGCACATTCTACATGTAGAGTTTTTAAGTAATCTTTTGAGCCTCTTAATGACATGGGTTACCTCCTAAGGTGTGTAGAAAATATTGACCTGGAATGTCATGACCTGTTCTTCGAAGAACTGATTCGCACATTTTGTCCCATGATTGGTTAATAGTTTCTGGATTTTTATCTTTAGCAAAAGTTTGTTCTACTAAATCTAATTGAATTTCTACTGGTATATCAGTAGCTATATGTGTCATTGCTAATATCATAGCCCTGCCTCCTCTAGTCTTTTATTAATGAGTGATTCCATTACTTTAGACCTGTCAGTTGTAGCAACTCTTTCATCGAATGAATCGCAAAGACCTGGTTTTGAACCACCTAGCAATTCGATTAAAATAGAACCCGTAGTCATCGTCATAACCGAGCTGGTTATATCGAATTTCGTTAGTCTTTCTTGGTTTGTCATATTTATCTCCTTATCTTATTTTTAAATATAGATATATTATACCATACTTTCACGCAAATGTAAACGTTTATTTCACCTAAAAGTGAAAATAATTGTGAAAAAGTGTTGATGTAAGAGAAAAGGTGGGGAGCTGTGATGGCTCCCCCATGATAATCATTACTAAAGGAGTGTTATACTTCTTTTGCTATAAAAGTGTATACACCGTAAGCAAGGGCTACCCAAGCTACTAAGTCAACTAAGCCACCTAGTAATAGGTATGATAATGATAAGCCGACAATAAGTCCGCCGTCCCAAGATGTACGTTCTGCCCATCTTGACATTAACCATGCTTTTGCTGTATTTAACATGTTCATATAGTTCTCCGTCTATAGTTTAAAGTCAGCAAACGAGTCATTACTTTCGCGTTCACCAAACTTGTTTATCGGCTTATCTGGCACCATTTCTGTCATGATGTCTGATTGAGCCGATTCTTCTACATCATATAGTTTCATGCGGGAACGGTCCACACCAACTACAAATCTTTTGTATTTAGTTGGATCGTTATATCTATTCTTCAATTGTTTTACAAGCAATTGACCTAATTCTTCTAGTTCCTCTGTTGAAATAAGAGCAAACATTAAATCAGCCGTTGCTGGTAAACCAAACGATTCAGATGTATCTTCTAAGCCAACATCAGTATTACTGAAACCAGACCTCGTAGTCTGAGTTGCTGACATTATAGGAACATTGAATTCCACAGCTAAACCCCGAAGTTCTTCGGCGATAGCTTTAATATAAGTATAACTATTTATACTTCCACCCATGCCACGCATGCGACTTGAGGCGCAAATATTTAAATAGTCAATATATATCATATCAGGCTTAAAGTTCTTTTTAAGCTTAAGCTCATTAAGAACAGCTCTGAAATGACCGGTATGTGCAGAACCAGTAGGATATTCTTTTACTATAAGTTTGCCTACAGATGATTTTGCAATTTTTCCAATCTTATCATCGAATACATTTTTAGGCAATGACCCAAGAGATTCAATTGGAAGGTTCATAAGATTCGCATCAATTCTTTCAGCGATTCTTTCTTCAGCCATTTCCATTGTTATGTACAATACATTCTTTCCTTGATTAAGTACTCCTGCTGCACAATGACACATGAATAATGACTTACCTACGCCTGTTCCGGCTAAGGCAATGTTAAGTGTCTTATTAGGTAGACCACCTTTTGTTATTTTATTAAAGTAATCTAAGTCAAACGGTATTCTGTCTTCTTTACGATTATAAAAATCAAACCTTTGTTCGCTATCATCAATATAATCATGACCAATTTGTTCATCAAACGAAACACCAAGAGCTTCAGATAGTATTTCAGGTATAGCACCTTCACTTCTTTCTTTATCTTTGCCATCAATGATTCCTATTGAATCCATAATAGCATTATAAACTGCTCTTTCTTTACACCATTTTTCTGCTTCAGTAATTAAGTAATCTGTATCGATATCAGATTTATCGATAATTTCATTTACTAATCTTTGTGCATTGTTTAATACATCTTCGGGAGCTTGTATTTTCTTTAACTCAAGCTCTAAGATTTTTGATGTTGGTAATTTATTATGTTTGCTTACAAATTGGACTATAAGGTCAAACACAGTTTTGTGTGTACCTTCAAAATACTCATTCTTTAAATAAGGTACTACTCTTCTGCAAAACTCTTCGTTATGTAGAAGGTGATTCAGTATGTGTGTCGGTAGTTGGTTCTCCAATATGTCCTCCATGTTCTAAACTATCTGTTATTATATATTGTAGTACTGAGCCTAAGTAATTCTTAAATGATTCATCTTTCTCAAGTTCGTCTACACTAAAATCTGCTGGGTCCTGTACTGTAAAGTTAAAGCTTAATGTAGCCATATCTAAAGCTGTGTCTTCTTTAACTCCAACTTGTCCATATATGACTATAACATTCTTCCAAGTGCCTGTCTTAAGTTTGACACCTTGGAAAGAACTATTATCATTCTCTACGATTGAGTAGTCAATTTCGCTTACGTTATACATCTTCTGATTCTATATCAAGGTCGATATCAATCATTGGTCTATGTCCAACTGAGTAATAAGTTTTAACGAATTCTTTAAAGTCAGTGTTTTCAAAGATTGGAGTCCAGAACTTTTTCTGTAAAGTATCTTTTTCTCTTACTTTAGGTTCTAGTATTTCTCCTGTCTTCATATCGACTTGAGCATACCAACCAACATTTGGTTTAACTACGTATCCACCAGCCATTGCAACATCTAGTAATCCTGAGTATGGAGCAATTCCACCTTCCCATGTTACTGAGATTGGTACTTTAGATTTTTCTTTAACAAATCTTGATTTCTCTACATTGATAACAAAGTGATACCCTTGTATTTCTGTACCTTTTTTCTCTTGACGTCTTCCAATAATCCATATATTGTCTGATGAGTAATAGATACCTGTACCGCCTGAAACAACTGCTTTAGGAAACAATCCCATTTCTTGATAGGTATGATTTACAGCAAGTAAAGGAACATTCTTCATGGTTAGATAAGGAGTAATCATTCTGAATAATCCCTTTAATGCTTTAGCTCTCGACATGTCAGCAACTGACTTTTCGTTGAGGGCATCTTCCAACTCTTTCTTAGAGGCTAAGTTTCCAATTGAATCAATAACAACAATTACTTTATCTCCTCTTTCGATATTCTCGAGTTGGCCTACCAAATCGAACTTAAGCTGTTCTACATTTTGGACTGGTGTATGTAATACTCTATCAGTATCAATACCAAACGATTCGAAGTAAGATTGTGGTGAACCAAACTCTGAATCATAAAAAAGCATTACTGCATCTTCATGTTGCTTAAGATAGGCTGCACCCATTAATAAAGCAAATGATGTTTTAAAATGTTTTGAAGGCCCTGCTAGAACTGTAAGTCCTGAAGTTAATCCTCCGTCAATATCACCAGATAGAGCAACGTTAACCATTGGTACCTCAGTAACAGTTATATCTTTTTCAGCGAATAAAACTGATTTAGACAGAATAGATGTATCTTTGATTTTACTATTCTTTTTTAATTTATCCATTATAGACATATTATCTTCTCCTTGCCTTTGACGGCTTAGTAAATGCATCTAGCATTCTTTGTTGTTTACGACTTCTTGAAACTGCTTCAGCTTTTTTTCTTTTCTTTTTAGCTGTAGGTTTTTCATAGAACTCTCTTTTGCGTACCTCTTGTACGATACCTGCATTATCACAGGCTTTTCTGAATCTTCTAAGACCAATGTCAAAAGGCATTTCTTTTGGTGGTCTTTTGTCCTTAGGATTACGATTCTTCCTAGGTGTTAAATCTATACTTGGCATATTTCTCCGTTGTTATTAATTTCTATAGTACTATTATACCATAAAATCAGTGAGTTGTAAACTGTTTTTTTCATATTTGTATGTTCTTTTTTTGTTATCCTGAACTAGGAATTTAGTATCAATCATTTCTAACTGATTGTTTAGATATCGTTGAACCATTCTTGCAGCATGCTCTGCTGTAGTCACTGGGACATTTTGACAAATGTGATTAAGCGATTTCTTTGGTTCAAGTAATATAAAATCATTTGGTAATTTCATAAGTGATAAAGCTTCTCGTACTGTTAGGTATCTATCTTCATCTGGATGAGTTAGTTGTGTTGGCATATGACCGACAAAAGCTCCTATTTTATCTTTAGGTATCTCTGTTGTCTTTCTCATTATGTTACCACCTGCTTTTAGCTTATGATATTGTCTATCACATTTTTTAGCTACGCTATCATAACCATTTTCTCTCATCCATTTAGCTACTTCTTTATACGTCGTTCTTTCTTCTATATAGTCCATAGGGTTAGTTGTTTTTTCTATTTTGTTTTGAAATTCGTTATGAGTAATACCACCTTCTAATACTTCTAATACATATCTATAATATGGCTCATCTGATGGAGTCTTTTCGTTAGTAAGTATCTGACTCATTGGGTCATCTTCTCTTCTTTCAACTGCTCTTATATCTTCAGCTATCATTGTTGGTTTTTCTAATACGTATTCAAATAATGGTACTTCATCTCCTTTCCAAAAGAAATAAAATGTTCTATCTCTTACTTGACTTAATCCATGTAATATAGATTTTGTTTTAAAGATACTAAATGTATAACCATATTTGTCTCCAATCTTTCTTAGTTTTTTTACTACTGGTTCTCCCATCTTACTTGCTAGCCTTGGAGCGTTCTCTCCCCAAAATACATCAGGTTGTGCTTCACTTAGTACATATTCAGCAGCTGTATACATCCATTCGTTCATAGGATTATTACTACCTGCTGATGGACTCAGTGAGCTGAGCCCTGCACATGGGCATACAGTATTAATCACATTAACTTTTTCTGTGTAACTCGCTCCCTCTGAGAGGTTCAAATATGGGACCTCATTGTTATAATGATGTAATAGGTGAGATTCATTAGCTTGAAAACCGTCGTATGTCATTATATACTTTGGTCTTTCTCCAAAGACATTCTCCATTGCTATTGTTTCTCCACCTATAAGTGGTATTATACTCGCGTAACTCATGTAAAAAACTCCTCTAATCCTGCTGCTTCTATTCCATTCCAATATGGATAGAACTCTCTGGATAAATGTATTGATTGTGGTTTCTCCATGTATTTAAAATCGAGCTTACCTTCTTTATTAAAGAGATGACCGGTCCATCTTTTGATGCCGTATTCTTTCTCTATGTAATCGTTAAATTTATTTCTTGCATCATTTCTTTCTGACCAAGAACCGTAAAATGGTTGTCCTTTATAATATCCTGATTGCGGTATTCTTCTACTTACATCTTCTATTGGAAGCAACTCATATATCTTTGCATTATATTTATTTGCTTCTTCAATATACCTATCAGCTAAATCTTCTATCTTTTGTCCTAATCTAATTACGTGATGTCTTATATCGATATTACCAAAATAGCATTCTATCTCTTCGTAATCAAATGGGATAAATTTATCAAATCCATCGTTTATAGCTCCATTTAAAGTTTTGAATGGAACACTGTTTACTGTCCAACCTGGTCGATACATGCAAATGGAATGGCTATCACCAATAACTATTTTATTAGTTGGATTAGGATAGTCAATTCTTTCAGCTTCATTAAACATGCGTTCTAGATTTTTAAGGTCTACTTCATGCCATTCCGGTTGAACCTCTTTCTTAGCTGATTCCAGTTTTGATTTAACCATTTCGTGATACGGCGGGAAGTCGATTCCAATTGAAAAGACTCTGCCTTTGAACTTAGAAAAGTTGACAGTGTTCTTAACATAAGGAAAACCGTATACGCCACCAAACATATTAATTCCACCAGACCAATCAGTGCCGTGATAGACCCAAAGGTTATCATAATTATTGTGGTCTTGAATTTCTCCACCATAGTTAACATCGCAGTTTCCATATTTCTCCTTTATCATATCGCCATACATTACTCCTGCAGCTCCTCTATGAGAGCCTGGCCTTTTGGCTATAGGAATAAATGGACAATTAATTATATTTTTCATTAGATATATTATACCATACTTTGGCACAAATGTAAACGTTTTTATTCAAAGAATTCAGTAAGATTATTCGTCTTCTGTACACGTGCTACGCGTCTACGCGCGCATGCTCGCTCGTCTTCTCTTATCTGTAGGTATACACCAAACTGACATGACAACACTTCAGTTCCGTAGTATTTAAGAGAATCTTGTTCGTATTGAAACAATTTTGTACCGTCCTTCTTATTTATATTAAAAGCTTTAGGATGAAATTCGACATTCTTTGTTAATCCTATTTCATCTGAATTTTCTCTCATGTAGTATATTGCTTCATCATATAATTTCTTTGGAGCATTTGGCCACATCAATTGTATTGTATATACTGCTCCTGGTCCAGGTGAAACAAATCTTTGGTCATGATGATACTTCATTTGTGGTAATACAGATGATGAAGCAGCTCCGTGAAATCCATAGTAATGTCCAATGCCAGGTTGTTCTCTTAAGAGAGTATATATTTCTGACATATGATTACATTGTTGCATTCTTTCTAAGAATCCTGTATCACGAAACGACGCAACCCATTCACATACATCAACTGCATGAAACTTTCTATCAGGTTCATTATACTTTTTACGACAAAAGTTTCTACCTGAAGTCTGAATTGAAGTGTGCAGTTCAGTTGTTCCCCAGATTGGTTGCTTGTTTTGAATAGCTTTATCTAAATTATTACGAACAAATTGAATATACTCTTGGTCATTATCAGCTATCTTATCGAAATCGACAAAGACATTGTCTTCTCCTGAAGCAAGAAAATGAACTCCTCTTCCGCCATAGAAATGAGATATAAAAGTATTGCCAACAATATTCATTATTGACGTATCTAAACTTGCAATCTCTTGACCTATGAATCTCATACGGTCATCTAATGTAATTGTTGGATGAAAATACTCTACGTCTTCTCCAAGTCCAAAATCATTTTTGCCATGACGATTTACTGATTCGTATTGTTCATCGCTATAACCAAGTTGAATTGCTGACCTTTGGTTTACTTTATATAGAAACCAATTGAACTCTTTCATGAGTTCTTTATCGTAATTCGACCAGTCGTAATTATATTTAGTACTTGACACGTTCCTCGTTATCTCTTTTCAAATGCACAATAGAAACATTAGGACATCTCTTTTGAATTTCTTTAATTTGTATTGGGTCATCTTCAAAATGCATTTGTATTTCTACACCTAAGTCTTTTAACATGTTAATCATTTGACCTTTAAAGATACCTGATGCTTTTCTNCCATACAANGGATTATCTTTTATTCCATGCGTGACATTAGGATTNGGTAATATTCTTTCTAAAGGATTCATATAAAGTGTATTATATATCCCTCTGCTATGTAGCATTTTCAATGTTGCTTCTCTATCAGAAAAAGGCCGCCCAGTAATAATGATGTCATTACTACCAGGTCTTACGCCTGTGGTGCCTTCACCAAAATAGATTACTCCGTCGATGTCAAACGAATTAATTTTCATAATCGTTCTTCGCATCTTGGAAGGTGTGAGGCAAATCTGCTGCCTTCGGTCTATTTTCTTTAAGCTGGGGCTTAGTAATATCTGTTACTACTCTCCTAGCTAAAGCATCACATTCAAATTTGGCATCTTGAGTTTTGAGCTGTAATGGAGGAGTCTTTTGAGTCCATGCTGATGGTCCTCTTAAATATCCTACAATGCCCATCTCTGAAGCTACCTTACAAAATCTAATTGCTGAAACAACAACTCCACCAGAGTTTGGCGAATCTTGAACTGAAAGTCTAGCTGACATTTCATATCTTGCGCCTGCAAATCCATAAGCAACCATATCAAAGTTTGCTATTTTATTATCAGATGAGATGTAATCTCCACCTGGCTTTTGTTGAACAGTAAGAGATGGACCAGCAAATAATGTCATACCTGCAGTTGATTCTCCTCTTACGTGGTTTTGTCCTTTTAAAACGTTTTCTTTTGATACATGTTTGTTATGCAATCTATATTGTTTTGCCATATTAAGAAAATCAGTATTCGCTGTTCTTCCTGTTCTTATATGCTCTTGTCCTTGTGTAGAACCAGCAGCCATATTCATTTGAATATGTTGTGTTACCATTAGACCTGAATCTAACATAGCACCTTGTAGAACTTCTGACATTCTTGAAGCTCCCCAGGCTGACCTCATATCTGAACCAACAATTGTTAGTCCTGCATCTATGAATCTTTGTTCAGTTATCATAGCATCTTCTGTTGAGATTAATGTTGGTATACAATTTACGAAATGTATTCCTGCTTCTAAAGCAACATCAATCCAGTATTTAGAAGCTTCTTCTGAACCTACCGGTAAATAGTTAATTAATACATCTACATCATGATACTGTAATAATTCAACAGACCTTTCAAAAGATTCTGCAGGTACAGCTCCATTTACAAATGTAACTTCATCTGGATAATCGTGCATGTGAGGAGCTATTCCGTCCATTTCTGGAGCTGAATAGACCATTGCATCTTTATCTACGCATGAACTATTTGATGTAGTAGTAATTTTATCGACGTGGTCCATAGCACAATTAGGTTGAGCTCTTAAAGCTCTTGCTAGTTTCTTGTTTACTTTCCTTTTATCGATATCAAATCCTATAACAAACTCGATGTCATGTACTTTATATCCTCCGATATCTTCATACATTAGACCTATTTTGTCTTCAGGGTTTTCATTATAATATTGCACTCCTTCTACTAAAGATTTTGCGCAACTTCCGACGCCGATTATTCCGGCTTTTATTTTTGACATATTATTTCTCCTTATATCAGTTTATTTGAGTGAGAGATTTGACTGGCGTACCAGAGTAGCTCACTATATACTATTAGTTATAACACTTATCAGACCACTTCCGAGGATAATGACTGCTGCTGTGTTTAAAATTATCAATGCTCTATCTTTCCAGATATTCGCAACTATCAACCAACCCATACATCCTAATAAGGATAATGTCTGGTCGTAGACTGCAAGCTCAGCATTAGCTCTTGTTGCCATGGCACAAAGTAGAAGTATTGAACTTACCCACTTAAGATACCAATCATAGGTATACTTAGGAGTTGCACTCTTAAATATACGGTTTGAGTTTTCTAATTCTTTTTTATTATACTTCGGTGAATTCATATATCACTTCTGCCTCTTTAAATATTTCATTTGTTTTTTGTACTGCTTCTTTCCATCTATCAGGAGTATTTGTTGAGAATGCTACGACTCTTGATACACCAGCTTGAATTATACCTAATGAACAATCACTGCAAACTGGTAAGCCATGAATGTATAATGTAGAACCTTTTAATGATATGCCGTTTTCAGCAGCATTATATATGCAATTCATTTCTGCATGTACTACATATTGATACTTTAATTCTCTATTATCGTATCTTTCTTGAGTATCTTCTATTCCTTTTGGAAAGCCATTGTAACCTGTTGCTAAGATTTTTCTGTCTCTTACTGCAATTGCACCTATTTTTCTACTCGGGTCTTTTGACCAATTAGCAATTTCTCCTGCTACAGAGAGAAATCTCATATCCCATTTATTTGATAAGGTCAAAGTGTCTCTCGTATACGTGTAAGTTTTGTACTTGCCAATAGATGTGTCCTGGTTCTGTTTTAAGTCCAGCATAATATAAGTCATTGGCTAATTTTTCTTGTACATATTTTTGCCAAGCATAATCGTTTCTATATCCAAACATAACATCATTACTTCTCATTTGAACTGCTGCATGTAAGTATCCATCACGAATATAATAAGTCACAGCATTAGTACAAATAAAATCATTCTTACCGTTTTCTTTATACTCACGCCAAATATTTGGTCTTTGATATATCATTGACGCTCTACGAGAGTCAGGATTAACTTCACATAGTTCATTAAGAACTTGCGTATATTGCTTGTGATATTTCTTACTGAATATAAGATGACCGTAATTAGAATTGATTTCACCATGGATATTAGCAGTGTTTTGCCAAGCTACTGGTGGTTCTTTATCTCCTTCAGGATATATATCTGTTATGTTCGTTGATTTAGAATTGTACCAATCAATTTCAGCTTCAATGTATGCTTTATTTGGAGTGCCAAATATTGCTGGTTTATCAGCAACAAAAGATGCTCCAATTATCTCTATAGTTTTAACACCTGTTCTATCATTAGTAAAGTTACCAGCTTTAAGATGTTTCTTAAAGACTTCTGCAATATCTGCAGTACTATTCACTTGATACATTTTTTACCTTATTGTTGAACATATCTCTTTGTGGGTCTTGGCCTTCCATTTTACCACGAGCAAAAGCAACTGCAAAAGAACAATAGTTAATCATGTCTTTGTAAGTATCTTCGATGCTTTCGAAGTTTGGGTCATCAGCTGATTCAAGCAATGAAGTTGCTCTCATCATTTTACCAAGAATAATATCATGAATCGTATCAATGCCACGTCTATAATGCATGGCTTGGACTACTGTTGATTCTGAACTTTGATAGTCTTGGGATTTTTTAGTTTGTAGTTCTGCGCATTCTTGCAGGACTCTTAGGCTTTCTTTCATAATGTCTCCATAATTAATTTTATATATCTATTATACCATAGTTTGGCATAAATGTAAAGGTTTATTTTAATATATTTTACTACTAGTATATTTACGTAATACATCACCTTCTCCAACAAATGTTGTTATAAGTTTCATTTTACTTATTGGCCAGCCACACATGACTCTTCCATTCTTAGTAGTTATTTCTGTTGTGTCTTCTCTATCAATGCATTCCCATAACATTGCGTTAGGTGTGCCATCATATTCAACAAAGAAAAGTCGATCGACTGATTTGCATTTAGGTACTTGATTTTTCCAAGCAGTGTTGACGGTAAAATAGCCTAAGTAATGTCTGTTTTGGCATTTGACTTCAGCTGTTTCATTGCCAATCATTCCGTCTTTTTTCGAATCAAACTTATCAGCGCTTTGAGTTCCTTTAAAGTACTCAAACACCATTCTTTCAGAAATGTATCCCATCTTTTCTTTGTTGGTTTTCATTGTTGATGGTATTTTCATTCTTCTGATATAATTGCTTTGATATGTTCTGCATCAATAATAACAGCAGCTTTTCCATCAACGTTTACTGGCATTGATTTAGACCAGTCAAGAAATACTCTTTGTCCAGACATTAATGGACCAAGAGCTTCTGTACTTACAGCTAAAACTAGCCCTGGTTTACTACCTTTATCTGTTTCGCCGGTCATAATAATACCACCAGCTGATTTGTTTTCTTTTTGTACTTCACTTACAAGTACATTGTTTCCTATCATTTTCATATTTCTCTCCTATTTATAGAATATGTGATTATTAATATAGACTGTTTCATTTAATGAATCAGCCCAGTAAGGTAAAACTCTATCTGAATGATAGTGAGTCGCTCCTTCTGTAATATCTGGATAAGCTCCTTGTACTACATCTCTTGCTATTTTTAATGATGTCATCCATGTAGGACTATCAACTGGGTCATCTGATTTACCATCACAGAACCAACTGAATTGACACATATTGCGTATAGGAACCTGATTACCTAGCCAGTTTTCTTTCCATTTCGCTTGATATATTACGCCACAAATACTTGTAGGATAATTTGGATGTTCAGTTCTATTAAGAACAACTTGTGCAACAGCAACTTTACCAGCTAATGGTTGATTACCAGCTTCAAAGTAAATGTTTTGAGCCATACAATAAATATCATTGTTTGCATCACTTGCTTTTAATTGACCTGGTAGTAGCAATATAAACATTAACAATGCTCCAAATCCCATACCATATAAAAACGCCTTAAACGGCGGTGTATCTTTATTCATATATTATTTTTAAACACGAATTCAATAGCTCGTGCAGCCTCCTTTTCTAAATCTCTTTTATTATACCAACCACCGGTATCAATATCTAAATCTCTACAGATATATTCTATTTCTTTTGGTGTAATTGGATATCCTTTACTATGCGCGTTGCCAGCTGTTGTTAACATGATTTGATACATTTTTGCATACCAACCAGTTCCATTGATTACTTTATATTCATCAACTTGTTTCTTATTAACAAAAGGACAATCATGATACGACGTCCATGTATAACTTGTATTGTTTAATTCATTTCTTTTTCTTTCAAGTAAAGCTTTTTGTATTGCTTCAGGAAATCTATCGAACATTGTTTGATTAGGTTTAACGTATGGATATTGTTCCATTAGTTTATGTGGGTCCATAATATCTCCATCATGAGAGAATATGAAATTAAAACTATTCTTATATTTAGCAGGAACGTAATACATTCTGCTTAGGTCTTTGGTTTGAGCATCAGCAATATCGCCAATCTCTTTATTTAAAGCATACCAAAAATGCTTAATGTCTTCTTTGTTAACGACATCAGTTAATGGAAAGACAAGTCTAAACTTTGGTGACTCAACTGTAGATGATGCTGTTGAATAACATACATAACGATACTTATCATACTTTGATTCAATATCTTTCATGTCACCGTCATAATCATCGATATCAAGAATACCAAAGCCAGCCCAACCTACAACATTATCATTTGCACGAGTAGTACCAGTTTGATATATTGCTGGACTTAAAAGTGGAGCATCTTTCTTTGTAGGATATTTAGTCGACTCAGAAAGCTTATAGAGAATAGCCTCGAACTCGTCGAAACTATTATAATCCATACGCTTATCTGTTTTGTTGTCGTATATACTATCGAATATTGTTAAACTTACCATGATTTCCTTCATGACTTGGTCCTTCCCAACCTTCTGGTTTGATTAGGTCCGGTAATCCTAGTGGATTAGGTCTTTCAGGTTTTACTCCTACTGTTTTATTTAAGTTTGCTTTTAGTACTTCATCCCAAGCTTTGTATGGGTCAACGCCAAATGCGTCAAGAGTACCAATTGCTACTACACAAATATCGATAAGACCATCAACGATTTCTTCTGCATCGTCGTTGGTTAATGCTGCTTCAGTTTCCATAAGTTCTTCTCTTATGAATTTAATCCTGAATTCTAGATAGCTACGTAGCTTTTCTGTATCATCTTGATTATCGTGCATCCATTTCTTTACACCGTACTTGTGTTGCATGTCTTGAATATCTTTTACCCAATTCATTACACACCCACTATTTTACTTGATGCTACTTGTATTCCACTGTCCATCTCTCTTACCTGGTCGACGATTTGGTCAACTGGGTCAACGATGAATAGCACAAATCTGTTATCAATAGTAATACCGTCTTTAGCTTTTGTATAAGCCATGAACGGCATGAATCCAATTTTACCTTCTCCAGCTGGGATAAGTGAATATCCATCTGTGATGGTAATTGAATCTTCATTCTCTACTACTTTACCGATAACTTCCTCTCCTGAGGATAGTCTTATTAATTTCATATTTTTCTCCATATTAGTCTATTATACCACATTTTTACGCAAATGTAAACGTTTTTATCCAAAAAAATCCTCAAGGTTTGCTACTTCTTTCGAAGACCAGCCTACTGCTTCCAAGACTGGTTCAATAGGGTCAAGGAATGTTTTTTGAAATTGGGTCTCATGGTCTATGTATTTCCTTAAGCCAAACTCCTCTGGGAGGTAGGATGGAAAAGCAATAACATTTTCATGAATTGAATTTGGTTGGCGAAGATATAAGAACTTAATCTTTTCGCCGTTGTTAATGAGCTCGTATTTCTTTTTAAGTTGCATGTCTTCAATCAGTTTGTTATAGAGTATCGAGCCACGAACGTGAATGGGAGTACCTTTTTTATAGAGAGTATTCCTGTCTTGCCATTTCTTGACTTGTGTTACTCCACGAGGAAATGCAATTTGGTCAGGGTCAAGAGTTTTGAAATAGTTTTTGAATTGTTCGATAGCTGCTTGAACTGTCTTTTCATCATCTTTCATTATGACTTTAAATATCTGTTTAAGAGCATCACGACATGGTTCAGGTGTAGAAGACTTAATTGCTTCAATACCCATAATTTTAAGCTTTGGCTCTTTATATCTTACACCTTCGTTATCATGAACATTCATGACATAGCGTTTCTTTGCAGTCCAAAGAGCACGGTCAGCGATTACTTCACGAGTCATAACCATACGATTGTCTACACCACCAAGGTATTTATACAGTTGGTCATATGATTTTGCTAGCTCTGGTTCTAACGCTTCACTAGCAATTTTGTCTAGGAAGTCAATCTTATTTTCAGGATTGAATTTAGTTACGATATCGTCTAAGCATACATACAACGAGTCGGTGTCGATAGCAATGACGAAGTCTTTATACTTTTTGGTTTTAAGCACTCTGTTAAGATAGGAATTGATGGCGTGTTCGGCCCATCGAATTGTAAGTTGTCCGGTAAGGGTAATTGCTTCGGCAATTCTCTGGTCGAAGAATCGAAAATACCTATTGCCAAGAGCACCATAAAGACTATTAAGAAGAATCTTAATAGACATTTGCTTGTTTTCTGCGATTGCAATATCTCTTTCAATTTGATATAGTTTTTGTTTGTCATTTTTATCTACCTTTTCTTTTTCTTTTTGAGCACTAATCATTTCTTGTTTAATCTCAACACGTTCTTTATAGAATTCGTCAATGATGAATGGTATTATGCCTGGCTTGTCTATGTTAAAGTACTGTCCATTTGCTGCAAGAGCTTTGCCACAGTTAGAAGCAATTTTATGTTCAGTGATTGCTTTATCGATATTGAATTGAGTAATCTCTCCATTTGCAATTGTCTCTGGAGACATATTGTATTGCATAATGATTGACGGATATAGCGAGTTTAAGTCAAACGAAACAACGTTATCATGTATTCCTACTTGTGGGTCTTTAACATAACCACCAGGATAATCAGATTTATGTTTATCTTCAACAAATGGAATAGCAACATTACTTGCGTATAGTTTTCGATATATAATCGTATCCCATATCATTGTAGTACCAAACGTATCGTTATAGTTAACTCCAGCTTTATAAGCCATCGTCATACAAAGAGTAATCAATCCAAGTTTGTCTTCGATTTTATCGACAAGCTCAACGTCTTTAATATTGTAATCGATAAACTTTTGATGATTGTGTTTGTATAGAGTATGGAGATTAGAATACTCATCGTAAGATAGTTTCTTTTCTCCTAGCACGACATGAGCAATGTTGTCGAGTTTATATGATTCTTGTGGACCATACGAATAGCCAAACTTCTTAAATAGGTCAAGGTAATCTAATTGAGATATGCCTTTAAGTTCATAAGCAGTTTGAGTCCTTCCCATTTTAGTTACGTCTTGTCTATCAATCATTCCCCATGGGCTGAGCTTTTTGACGTACTCTTCGCCAAGCATACGATTGATTCTATTTACGAGGTATGGAATATCAAAGAATCTTGAGTTCCAGCCTGTCACGACATCAGGACAATATTGTTGAGATGACCAGTGATTAATAAAGTTAATAAGTAAATCATCTTCACGGTCAAACTTACGATATACTACCATGTGTTCTTTCATGAGAGATTTGTCTGTATCGTAATCGCCTAAGCCCCAAACGTAATAAGTATTACCAATATTGTTTTTCATACAGATTGCTGTAATCTTATGGTCAGCTTTTTCTGGCTCAGGGAATCCATCATCAGACGCAACTTCAATATCAATTGTCGATACGTTGATTTTGTTTCTATTGAATTCTATTGTACCGGGATAATAATCATTAATGAATGCTGGAACGTACTTTGTGTTTCCGTATATTTTTTTACCAGACACTCCTTTGTTTGCTTGAACATATTCGTTTGCTGCCCTCATGGACTCGAATCGTTTTCCAGCATTTGCTACACCAACAGGATTTCCATCAAGTGATTTCCACTTTGTAGGAAGATTAGTAGATGTAAAAAGGATTGGTTCGTATTTGACTTTTTTCTCGTATCGACTGCCGTTTTCATATCCTCGTAAGAGAATCATGTTGCCATATCGAGATACATTAGTATAGAATTTCATATAAGTATATTATACCATAGTTTAGGTTGAATGTAAAGGATTCATTTCACTTTTTTTCAATTAAAGATTGGGGAGCAATTTCTTACTCCCCGCATGATTTTGTCAATTTGGTCTTAAAAACTATTCCATTGCATTAGCATTATTAGTGGGGCTAATCCTAAGATTAATCCAGTAACTCCTAATACTATGAAAGTTGTTCTTAAGGCCTCGGCAACGTCTTCATATTTGTCCATAAAATGGGCTATATGTTTCATGTTGTTCTCCAGTAAATATTAATTTATATCTACTGAGTTTTCGCTGCTCNCNAGTTTATCCCTCAACGAGATATTCTTTCTTCTTTGATNCCCCAGCAGACCCTAATTCGATCTTCCTAGGACGCTTCTCTTCCGGAAGTTCTACTCTAGCATACACTACAAGTATTCCATCCTTTAAATCAGCACCGTCTATTACTACAAATTCTGAGAGTCGAAATGATTTCTCGAATTTGCGGGACGAAATCCCTTTATACGCGTATTCACGCGATACCGAATCCACCTCTCCTTTGATTTTCAATATACCGTCTTTAAGTTCCAAGGATACATCCTCTTCTTTAAATCCAGCAATTGCTAGCTCAATGAGAAATTTCTCATCGTCTATTTTCACAACGTTATGTGGTGGATAGTTATCAGTTCCGGACCTCGCACTTTGATGAATCCTTTCCAGGTCTTCAAATAAAGTATCGAATCCGACGAATAGTGAACGTGGTACGTTCAAAGTATTTCTTACCATTTTTAGTTCCTCCTATATATAGCAAGGTTTGTTAGAGCCGGTCCAATACCGCACTCTTTCAGTTATATTTATACAAGCTTGAATGCTAGTTTAAATAAATTTTGTTTATAAGTAGTGTTTTACTACTTTGTTTAATCTACCTGATTTCATGAATTTATGAAATAGTTTCCAGGCTTTATTAATTCTTTTCTCCATTGTTGGAATTCCCTATGTTATACTTAGGGCATAGTTCCCATTGAGTTTTTTCCTTAAAAGGAATCACCTTAATCTGTCTCAATGGTGCTAATTCTTTAGCCATCTCCGGCTTCATAATCGTTACTAAACCCCAGTCGGCGAGTAATGTTGCGATTGTATTTCGTCTTTGTACATCGTTCTCTAATAAACTAGATGGCTTTCCATCTAGCAAAAATAGTTCTTTAAAGTGAACTATAAAATATCTACCTTGCTTATGTAAAATATGGCAAGATTGAAATAGCTTCTGGTCTTTGCGAGAAGCTACACCTATACGTGTTAATGTTTCGCGTATCTTTAAAAAGTCATCTGGTTCTCTAAGAGAGACTTCAAGCATACTGCCTGGAGTCCAATCTTTTATTTGTATTTGAGTGTTATCGTTTTCCACCTTTATATATCCTTTGTTTCAATTGTTCAATTTGTTCATCATTAATTAGAGATAACGCTGATTTAGCTTTTTCATCACTATACCCATAATTTTCTTTGATGAGTTCAAGATGGTCAATATCACTGGCCTTAATCCATTTGGACCATCTTTTCTTCTTTCTAATTATATTTATAAGAAAATCAAACTGAACGCGATGGTCTAGATGATGGTGGATATTCATTTCATTAGCATACAATATTGTGTCTTTAAAGAAAGAAAGACCGCGATTTATGATGAAAGGATTGTATTCCTTTTCAGCAATATCGTCGACCATNATATCTTTCTTAGTCTCATTGATTGCTTTTAAATAGTCAAATGGGTTCATATNNTATTAGGTATCTCTAANGCTTTTCTGATTTCTTCTTCTAAGACTCTACCTTGATTTCTACTTGTTGAGAGTTCCTCATTAAGTTCCATTATTCTTACTTGACATGTATTTAACTGTTGTTGTAGTTCTTTAACATTACGTTTTAGTACTTCAATATTACCTGCATCTTTACTAGATGGTTCCATAATCAGTTCTTCTTCTGCTCCAGTCACTGGATTTATTACATATTTTTTCATTTGAATTTGACTCCTGCCATTACTTCAGTTAAGCAAGCAACCATATTCAATTCATGGTCAGCAACAAAACTGTTTTTATATTGATAATCAGCCAGAATAAGTACCAGTTGCGGTATTGATTGTGGCTCTACATATTCATTCATGTTATCGTATACTTTACGAAACATTGATGCTGGTTCTACATCGATATTATCAGCAACCCATTGTCTCATTTTACGAAAGTCTTTTATTTTAAGAGCATTCATAAGAGTATCAAGAGCGATATCATTAGCATTGACTAATATACCACTATCGATTTTACCAAAGTTTGAATATCTTTGTAGTTCATTAAGTGTTCTTCTGAAATCTGGAAAGTATTTCATAATCAGTTCAGCAAGAACTGGTCGTTCTGAGTTTATATTTTCAACTGCTAGTATCTGTTCGACTCTTTGCATAAACTGACCAGCAAGAGCTTCTTTCTCTTTCTTTGGCATCGCAAATTCGATAACACTGGTTCTTGAATGTAATGGTTCTATTATACGATTCTTGAAATTACAAGTAAGTATAAACCTACAGTTGGCTGAAAATTCTTCGATAAATCCACGCAAAGCTGGTTGAGTTGATTGTGGATTAAGGTAATCCGCTTCGTCCAAGATGACGACTTTGAGGCCGCCTGATAAGGAAACGGACGAAGCGAATTGTTTGATTTTGTTTCTTAGAGTATCAATACCTGATTCTTCTGAACCATTAATGATTATATAATCTAAGTCAAGTTCGTTACAAAGTGCTCTAGCAACTGTGGTCTTTCCTGTACCAGCAGTGCCAGTGAACATCATATTCTGAAGTTCGCCTTTGTCTAAAACATTTTTGAATATCTTTTTGAGGTCTTGTGATAATACACATTCCTCTACTTTTCTTGGGCGATACTTTTCGACCCATAGAAATTCTTCCATTATAGTACCTCCCAACCTTCTACAGTATCTAGCCTAAATGCACGCCACGCGTTTTTATCTAAAGACCATACTGGAAATGCTTCCATTGATGTTGCTTGATAATTAACGGTATTGGTAACGCCATTAGCTTCGAGTATTGCAGGATTGAGAGTGCAGGGCATAATTCTAATTTCCCCTGTATCTATTTTTCTGAATGTGACTGTGACTTGCCCTTTTCTTAAAGCCTTGAGCAATTCGGCTTGTTCATTGTTGTTCATAATGTATTCCTTAATAATAAAATGTGAGGGGAGTTTCACCCCTCGTCTGGTTTACGACTCTGACGAATCGTCTTCAGTAGCAGCTACTTCAGGTACCGCGCCTTCCGGCGTTTCTTGACCCTTTGAAGCTTCTTCTAGAAACGCTACGATTCTAGACCTAAGACCACCTACTGCTTCCAACTCAGGACCTTCAAAACCACCTCTTTTAGAACAAAGGTCAATTACTTGTACCATTGTTGAGATGTCTTGTAGACTAAGTTGAGCTCCAGCTGGTTGCTCTTCTGTTCCAGTTTCGACGTTTGTATTTACATCTTCTGACATAATTTTCTCCTATGCATATTTACGAAAATTAAAAGACCCGCCCCATGCAGCATCTTCCATTCCTACAATATATTTATACATCGTAGCTTGAGTTTTTCTCAAGAGCGATAAAATAATCAACAGGATAATTACTATTAGTCCAGTTAGAGATTAGCTTTGAGCTTATGCTTACAAAGTAATCGCCTGGTAGCAATTTCAAGTTGGGTATACTTACCACGAAGTTAAATCCATTTTTACATGAATTGTCTCTATCTAGCTCTATTTCAAATAGGTTTGAAGTCGAGTCTCTTGTATCGAGTACAGAGGCTGTAATAACTCCATCATTACCTGTTATAGCTAGTTCAGTATGACCAAGAACAGCAGCAGCTTTACGAATCTGATTTAGTTTATCTTCTTCGATATTAACTCCAAGTTCTGGTTCTGGCATCTGAATATCTTTTTGAGGAGTGGTTAGGATATCGCTTTCTGAAAAGAAATATCTAATCTTTTGTCCACCACCTTTTACCAATACTGCTTTATCTTCAAACTCTAATGTAGGATTATCAATAAGGTTTAAGACTGATAAGAATTCGTTTAAGTCATAGACTCCGAACTCTTGTGGAAAGTCTTCTACAATTTCAGCGGATGCTAGAATAGTTTTAGACTCTGAAATAGTCTTCAGCTTTTGTCCTGGTTTGAATACAATATTTGGATTTATTGTTGCGAAGTTTTTTAACACATTCAAGGTGTCGTTAGATAAGTTCATATTTTCTCCATTATATAACTATTATACCATACTTTCATTGTAATGTAAACGATTAGTTTTCATTTTTATCATGGCAATCCAGAGCAATTATAGCATAGTGCAAAATCTTGAGAAGGTCAGCTCTGTTATGTCCTTCTTTTTTACCATACCTTTGAGCGTACTTAAGTACGTTTCCTAAAGCAAAACCCATACCATGTCCACAATCAATAATGAATTCAGTTGATTGAAACTGATTCTTTGAGTAGTGACCACCATAAGTTTTGTCTATATAACTCTTGAGCTCTTCAACAAGAGCTCCTTCGTTAAATTTGTAATCAATATTAATGATTTTATCTTTTTTGAAATTATACATCGTTAATTTCCTCTGCTTCTATAAAGTCTTCACCAGAATCTACTTTGCTGTATAAGTCAAGAAAAGCTTCTTTAGTATCAGAATCGAACCTTGAAATACATAAGTCAATTGCTTTGTCTCTTTTCTCAAAGATAGAGAACGTTTGAACAATGTGACATAGTCTTCTAGTTGAAATTAATTCATCAACACCATCATCGTAGAAAGTCTTTCTGATAATGTCAGCCCAAAGGACTAGCTTTTCAGCAAAGTCGATATCCATACAATTGAATTTCTCCATGTGTTTGAATATAATCTTTTTCTCTACATTAAGAGATGGGAACTGTTGGTCAACTGATATTGTAAACCTTTCAAGGAAAGCATCATCGATGATTGAAGCTGCTGTGAACCTACCATCTTCTGAACCTTTACCTTTAGTATTAGCTGTTGCAATTACATTGAAACCTTCAGCAGGCTCTACGATTTCGCCAGTCTTTTTGACTAGGACTGGTTTGCCTTCAAGGATTCCTTGTAAGCACATAATTTTGTTTGTTGCTCTATCGATCTCATCAAGTAAGAGGATAGCTCCATTCTCCATTGCTTTAAGAACTGGACCTTTAGAGAAAACTGTTTCTCCATCGATAAGTCTAAAGCCACCAAGTAAATCATCTTCATCTGTTTCAGGATTGATTTGAACTCTGATAAACTCTTTGCCTACTTTAGCGCAAGCTTGTTCTACCATGAATGTTTTACCATTGCCTGAAAGACCAGAGATATATGTTGGGTAGAACATATTTGACTTAACAATCTTTACGATGTCAGTGTATGCTCCCCATGGAATAAAAGTACTGTCTGCTTTTGCGAAGGTTTTTTCTTCGTTTACTATTGACTGCATTTGAGCTGCAGATTGTGGCATTTTAACCACGCTGTTAGATAGCATTGTTTCTCTTAATGGTTCAATAAGTCCAGCCAAATCGTATGTACCAATTTTGACTCTGTTATTTTTTTGCATTAAAGGGTCCCAATCTTTACCTGTGTAACCGAATGATTTTCCAATCTCGACGATTATGTTTTTTCTGAACTGAGTACTATCAGGGTATCTGGTAGCAAGTTCTTTGAGAATTATCTGGGTAGATTTTTTCACGTTATTCATAATATAGTTTCTCCTTATCGTTTATATATGTATATTATACCATAGTCTGGCGTAAATGTAAAGGATTATTTTCACTTTGAGGTGAAATAATTTGCAGAATAGTGTTGTTCATTCTGCGACGGCCTTTCCGAAGTTAGTTAATAATGTTTTGTTAAGCTTTTTAGACTTACTGTATTTCTTAAATGCTGACGTTAATTGACCTTTCGAAGCGTCTTCATTAACTTCGAATTCAGTAGCGTCAGTAGCTAATGCGCCTTTCCAAGATTTAACAATGTATAATTCATTGTATCCAAGCTCGTNTCTAAACGTAACACATTTGTTTTTTGAATATTCTCTGTTGTACTTTTTCATACCTTCTCCCCAATATGCTTNNTCATCGCAGTCAGAGATTTTGTATTTAAAGTTATGACCATTGTCAGCTAGGAAGAATCCGATTGTAGTAAGACCAAACTGTTTTTGTAAGTTTTCTA